TGTTAGCGTGCGCCATGCGAGTGCAGCCACGCTTGGAACTTGTCCGTTGCCGATGCACTTAAGTCTGTCCATCCGAGAGGCCAACCCATCAGCCACTCGACCCACGTCGGGTTCAGTTTGCCACCAGCTTGCGCCGCAAGCGTCGGCGTGTTGCGCTTGTGTTCTGCTGGGTAGCCACCTTCCTTCGCGTTGTGCGCGGTTGGCGTAGGCCACGCCAACGATCCACATGCGGTCCCGCCGATGAGGTGCTCCGGCGTGGTGCGCTCCGATAACTCCCCACTCTGCATCGAACCCCATCTTGGCAAGGTCGCAGAGTACGCGGTCGAGTCCTCGAGAAGTGAGCATTGGACTGTTTTCAATGAATGCGTATCGGGGTCGAACTTCGCGAATGATTCGCGCCATTTCTGACCAGAGTCCTGATTTCTCGCCTTCGATTCCTGCGCCTCGACCGGCTGCGCTGATATCCTGACACGGGAAGCCTCCCGAAACCACATCAACAACGCCTCGCCACGGTCGTCCATCAAACGTCCGCACGTCGTCCCAAATCGGGAACGGCTCAAGGCATCCGTCGTTTTGACGTGCGAGCAGAACGTCTCGTGCATAGGGGTCGAACTCGACAGCGCAGACTGTTCGCCATCCGAGCAATCTGCTTGCAAGTAAGCCTCCACCAGCGCCTGCGAATAGTGCCAGCTCATTCAAAGCACTCGCACCCAGGTCTGCGCGCTGCGTCCCGTCACGCTGCACCGTCGCGCGTGCATTTTCTCACCCATCAAAACCACTTCGTCGGTGAAACGGAATTGCGCAATATGCGGCTGCAATAGCGAGGCGGGTGGCGACTGCTGCGACGTCGATCGCCTCATTTATCACTCCGTCGCGATTGTTCGCCCGAATCTCATCAAGCAGCTCGGCCACCTCTTCAGCCAGAACCCCATAGGCTTCATGCGTCGAAGTGAATTGTCCGTACTTCAAATCCGCGCCTCGAACAACGGATTGGATCTTTTCATGAACGTCCAACATCAAAACAGATTTCCTTGATCGGCAACAGATCGAAGGTTTTCGCACGCCGCATTAAAATAACTAGGCTTCAACTCTACTCCTACGAATGATCTTCCGCATTCCAGCGATACGAAACCTTCGCTACCGATACCCGCAAACGGAGACAAGACTACATCTCCGGGGTTGCTCCACAGCTTGAGCGCGCGGCGAATCACATCAAGTTGCAGCGGGCAGATGTGACGTTCATCATCGTGATCCCGAGCAGAACGGAACTGGAGCGTGTCGCTTGGGTTGATGTCCATCCAGACAGGTGAAGCATATCGCTGCCACAGTTCGACTGGAAAATCTTCGTTAGTGTGCTCGACAGGATTGTCGTTATCGCCTGGCTTCCTCATCGTGACAAGGTAGTCAGGTATCCCCTGCCGTGACATGCATGAGTCTTTCTTGATCTGCTTGTGAAGCAACCCCAAGGCCTTCGTGCGCTGCATCGCCGTAACCGGATCTTTCCAGATGCAGACCTGAGAGTGCAGAATCCAGCCCTCTGACTCAAACGCGCGGATCAGTTCTCCGCGAAAGTCTCGCAACCCAATAAATCCATCACGGACTTTGCTCGTCGGCAAATCCATGCAATGAAATGAAACCAGACGACCGGGCTGGGTAACTCGGTAGATTTCAGGGATGAGATATTTGAAATGCTCAAAAAATGCATCGTTGTCCGAGCAATTGCCCATGTCGCGCGGATCATCTGAATATGTATAGAGTGAAGCAAACGGCGGGGAAAAGACCGAATAACCTATCGAATCCGAATCAAGCGATGAAACAACGTCAACGCAGTCGCCGTGATACATCGTCCACCCGTCGCCATTGACGACATTGCCGGTTTCGATCTTGCTCAAGATGTGAGTCTTGCCCTGCAATTCTTGCATCATCGTCCTCTTCATTCGCGCGACCATTTCAGCAGCCATGTCGTCGGCTGCGGCCTGCTTCTTCACGATATTCTTCAACACCGCAGCTTCAATATCCGTCGAAACAATGTGGACGTCTACATCTTGAGCTTGGCCGAATCTCCAGCATCTTCGCACCGCTTGGTAATACTGCTCCCACGAGTGCGAAAGGCCGACAAATGCCACATTTCGGCAATGCTGCCAATTCATGCCGAATCCCGCGATTTTAGGCTTCGTCACGATGACTCGATGCAAACCAGTTGAGAATCCAAGCATCCGGATGCGCTTCGTTTCGTCTGAATCAGATCCGCTGACCTGCACCGCATCCGGGATCGCTGATTCGAGCATGTCGCCTTCGGCATTCAGTTCGCACCAGATCACCCACGGATCATCACTAGCGTTGACCATCTCGGCGACCTTCGCGACACGATCGCGCATCGTTTTTTTTCGCGCCGCTCGCTGATCGTTCAGCGAATTGACGGGCATCGCGAAGAGCTCGCCATCCTGAACGATCCCAGTCGAAATGTGATGATGGTGAGTTCTTAGATCAGGCAGATCGAAACCATCAGCCGGGAAACCCAAGTCAGCAGGAGTGCGAAGCATCACGGCCCAAGTCGCTACCCATGACCAGAAATCATCTTTGGCGTGACCCTTTAATCTCCAGTCCTGTGTCTTTGCGGCATCGTGGACGAAGAATCGAGCGAGCATCTCTTGGGTCGGCATCGCTCCGACAAATTCAGCATGATTTCCAAGTTCAATGTGATCGTTGGGCGCAGGCGTTGCGGTACATGCCAACCGATAAGGAATATCCGCTGCTGCTTTGATGATCTGTGATCGGATCTTGCCAGTTTGCGCTTTCAGAATAGACGACTCGTCGAGGACAATGCCTTGAAATTCAGATGGATCGAAACGGTGCATCTGCTCATAGTTCGTAATTGTGATTTGATCGCGAGCGCTACCGTCTCTTGACACACTAGCTTCAATGCCAAAACGAGCGGCTTCGTTCGCAGTCTGTTCGGCAACGGCAAGAGGCGTAAGAATCAGCACCTTGCCTGGGATCTGCTCAGCCCAAGAGAGCTGCTGGATTGTCTTACCAAGTCCGCAATCCTCAAAGAGACACGCGCGTCCTTTGCGCAAAGCCCATCGAACAATCGACTTTTGCCATTCAAACAGATTTGAATTTAGCGTCGTAGGTTCAAATCCCACATGCGGCACAGCAATGGCTTTTGATTCAATGAAGCTATTGTATTTTGAATCCATTTGGACACTCCGAATCAAAACAGACTGTGATCAGATTACGCGCACCCAAGTTTGCGCGCTTCGTCCGGTGACGCTGCACCTTCGCGTGCCGCTTCGCATGACCAAACCGCGTCGCTCCAATTCAGGCAGACGTTTCCACGCGCCGTCGAGGTTCAGAAACTGCGCAATCTCGCGACCCGTGACGGGACGCTTGGCCGACTTCAGCGCATCGTAAACCGCGCGCTGCTTCTCCCCCAGCGTCGTCGTTTTGATTTCCTGCCATGCCTGAAAGCTGGTTTCTTTCACCTGCGGTCGCATCGTGTTCCTCCTTGATGCTGGTCAGTCTGTAGAGATGCGTCGAAATACTTTCGCGCCGGTCGAACGACACCGCAATTCAACCGTCGATGTCGATTAGCTGCTCAAGCTGCGTCGCGAACTCTTCGATCGGTCGCAGTTCCGTGTTCATCAAGCGTCGCTTCAAACCCTGCCGCGTCTTAAACGTCTTAGCGTCTCGCATAAACGTCTCGCGCTCAATCCAGCCGAGAAGATCGACTTCAAGTGAGTCGTTCTCTTCGCGCAAGCCGAACGGCTCGTCGGTCCGCGCCAGCATCAGCACGTCGGCGCGGACCTCCTTGTCGGCGTCGAGCAGGAGATTGCATTTCGGCATCGGACCACTCGTGCATTTGACATCGACGGCGATCGTGCCGATCACGAGATCGACGCCGAAGTCTTCGTCTTTGTGCAGAAAGCGAAGCGGCGCACCAAACGCGCGCAGCACCGCAGCTTCGCCGATGACGCCTTGCAAATGATACGCAAACGAGGACATCGTGCTTTGTCCGATTTGCCGCTGCCTGATCTCCGCGTTTCGCTGGCAGATGTCTAAATCACGACCGGACAGCGTGATCTTTCTGATCTGCGTCGGACTGGTGTTTTCGAGGATCAGTTCTTCGATGACGCGCACAACCGGCTTCATGCTAATGCCTCCGCATCTTTGACGAAAACGCGCGCCACTCTTCCGGGGTCGCGCCGGTCAGCATGAACTCGCGCTGCTCGTCGTCGAGTTCTGGGAATGCGTCCTGAATCAGCGGCGCGCGTTCCGGGTCACGCTCGCGTGCTGCGTACCAGGCGTGGATGCGCCGCGAATCGACCGGCAGCTCCATCGTGTTTTCACGCCGCGTCAGGATAGAAATCTTCGTCAGTCGGGTCATCAAGTCTGCTCCTCCATTTCTTGAGACGATCCTGCAAGGTCTTTGGATTGATCCCCATGTCGCGCGCGACGCCTCGGATCGACTCGCCGCGCTCGACTCGCTGCCGAGCCTGCTCAATCGTCGCGTCGGAGTAGCGTTTGTTTCCGCGACCCGAGGATTGTTGCATCTGAAACCAATTTCGCTTGATGTCACTCAAAACGAAGTCCTGCTGTCCACGATCATTCCACGCAAGATCGCATCGGTAA